GAAGATGAAAAACCCAAACCCAAAAAGAAACAGGTCCAGCCAAAGACCCACGCCGGAAAGACGAAAGCAGTTGTTGAGGCCCGAAGGAAGAAGATCGTCAAGGCCATCGTCGAGGGAAAGACACAAAAAGAGGCTGGGATTGAAGCGGGGCTAAATCCAAAGTATGCAGATTCACAAGTTCAAAAGATCCTCCGAGAACCTCCGGTGTGTGCGACTTTCGCACAGTTGTTGAATGAGGTAATCCCTGATGATTTCCATGTCCAAACCTACCGGGATGCGATGGAGGCGGACAAGGTGATCAGTGCCAATGTAATTAATCTGGCTGGCGATGGGATGCAAGACGCCCACAGCATGACCAAGGATTTCATTGAAGTCCCTGATTTCCCTACGAGATTGAAAGCTGCGGATTCTGTTGCGAAACTAAAGGGCCTCGTGCAGGAGCGCACGGTCCACGGATTTGACGATTCCGCGACGGAGCTAATGGTGTCAACTCTGCCTCCAGAGTTTGCCGACGCAGTGCGAAAAAAGCTCCTGGAATTGGCGAAAAAGTGAATGTGAGTGCTGTTAGGTCTATCGAATAGAATAGATAAACCATTGATTATACGGTGATTAAGTGGCAGGTAAATACCCATATACCCCCAAAAAGACCCCCAAAAGTGAAATCACTACCCCCAAACCGGGCCAAACCCCTGAAGAATTTGCAGAGGAATTGTGTTCCAAGTGGGTGCCAAAAATGCCCCCTGGAGCTTTGGAAAAAGTTGTCGCGAGGTTTGAAAAGCTGGGCGAGGACCGGATTACCGTTCCCCCGCGGTTTGGTGGGTTGTTTAGCCCTGCGCGATATAAAATCTTTTATGGGGGCCGCGGTGGTGCGAAATCGTGGTCGATAGCCCGTGTATTGGTCAAAAGAGCATCGAGAGAACCGCTTAGAGTCCTCTGCACCCGTGAATTTCAGTCCTCAATCAATGATTCGGTGTATCGGCTCATCTGCGACACGATCAACGAGGCCGGATTGCAGGAGTTTTTTGAGATTACACAGACCTCCATCACCAGCACCGCGGGAGCGCAGTTTATTTTCAAGGGACTTCGGCGGAGCATCAATGAGATTAAGTCGATGGAAGGCGTTGACGTTTGCTGGGTTGAGGAGGCCCAGACGATCAGTAACAACTCCTGGCAGATTCTTATTCCTACGATCCGCAAGGAGGGGTCAGAGATATGGATCTCCTTCAACCCGGAACAGGATAGCGACCCGACATTTCAGCGATTCGTTATCAACACGCCCCCAAACAGTATCAAGGAAAAGGTGGGCTGGGAGGATAACCCGCACCTGCCCAAGACCCTGGAGGCCGAGCGCCTCTATATGCTCCAGGTGGACCCGGAAGCGTATGCCCATGTCTGGGGCGGCGAGTGCAGGCAGATTAGCGACGCGGTTATCTTTCGGAATCGGTATGAGATTAGGGATTTTGATGAACCGGACCCAGGTACAAGGTTTTATTACGGCTGCGACTGGGGATTTTCAGTTGACCCAACAGCCGTGGGGCGCAGTTTTATTCAGGATGATTGTCTGTATATAAGCCATGAGGCTTATGGCGTGGGTGTCGAGCTTGATGATCTGCCCGACCTATTCCGGCAGGTGCCGGGTGCGGATAAGTGGCCCATTCAGGCGGACAATGCCAGGCCAGAGACGATTTCGCATATGAGGCGCAAGGGATTCAATATAACCGGCGCCCCAAAATGGAAGGGGTCAGTCGAGGATGGCCTGGCGGTCCTGAAAGGGTTCCGAATGATCTATATTCACCCCCGCTGCAAGCACCACGCGGAAGAGTTTAGACTTTATTCTTACAAGACAGACCCTTTAACAAACGAGGTATTACCGATCATCATCGACAAACATAACCATTGTATCGATCAACTTCGTTACGGATTATCTGGTTTCATCAAGGCGTCCAACTTCTTTGACGGGTGCGATTATGAGTAGGATTGAAAAACGGCAAGACCCGTTTATATGGCAGTTGACGGATGCGCGGATGGACCACGCAAGGTTGACGGGACAGCCGTTGGCCGAACGGGCATACTGGTATTTTGACACGGTGACGGGTGTAGAGTATCGTGATCTCTACGGCTGTGTAGGTTGGCCAACAGAAGTATCGGACAAAGACATGGGGATGGCTGGCTACCTTGGGATTGTTGCGGTGGTTAAAGACGATAAGATTAAGCCGGAGGATAGTAAGTTCAAGATGCTGGCAGAGTTTGAGAGTTACGACATACCCAGTCTGTTAGAGCAAATGGTGGAAATGCGGCAGGAGTTTGGCTTTGGCCTGCATCCTGGTTTATTGCAAGGATGGTTCGGAGATCCGGAGAGGTTTATTATGAGTTTGGCCCTACTGAACGAGAAGTTGACCGTGAACGACCCCGGAAAGGCGATCCTGATTATTCCCCCGGATAATTGTTCGGATGCGGACAGATACGATCAATACGTCAGGCAGTTAAGTTCCGTTATTGTCAAAGGGAGAAAGAGACTTTATTTTGGTGGTTGCGACCTTTTAAGGTCTAAAATCCAACAGGATTTCAAGCGGGGAAACCCCGCGGTATTTGCCGTCGGCGGCCTAGTCCATTCCCTACTGTCTCGATGCACATGGATGGATCAGGCAAGGGAAACAATCTTTAACGTGGAGGATGAAAATGCTTGAATCTATTATTGTTATACTTTTGGCGATTGTGTTAATTGCATTGTTCATTATTTACCCAAAAGTAAAGCCTCGCAACGCGCTGGAACTCCGACTTTTACATGAAGAGATACGCGACATGCAGCGAGACGTGGGGCGCCTGGGTAAGTTGGTAGAAACCCTTGAAGCACAGAACAACATAACCGGTGTGGAAAGTAACGCAGATGGGTTTGAAACAAAGAAACTGCATGAATTGTCTGAGAACATAAATGCAGCGATTGAATCAATAGTGCAAAAAAGAATCCAAAATATATTACGTAAGAAGTTAGACGATGGAGCGTTTAAGGTGTTACGCGCCGCCAAGGTTAAGGATACAGGGCAAGATACATACGGGGCCGCTGTCAAGAAAGATGTAAAGGGGGACACCAATGCTTAACATGGTACAGGTCATAGCGTTAATCGGAATAGGGGCCGTAATCGCCATCTTAGGTGGTCTATGCGGCGCTTATCTGATGTGGAAGGGAAGCAGGGCAGTCCCGGGTGAAAAGTTCCTGGGTGGTGTGCCGAAAGGTGAGGTCTTCTCCATCCCCGGTATAGAGGACGAACTCGAACCGGACCCGCAGGAAAACAAGGTGATTGTGGAGAGGTTGAATAAGTTCATCAATCAGTTTAATGGAGGGAAGGAATGAGCGATTTAAGCGGGCTACCCGTAAAATGTCCCAACTGTAAGGGATCGCATTTCATCACCACAGACAAATACGACCCGGATGTATCCCCCAACGGCAGCATGGTCTCCCTGCGGAAGAAGTATGCAAGCTGGCCTCTCGACTGGCTTTGTACGTCTGGCACCAAGGCGGCGGAACTCACCTGCCCGGAATGTTTAGGGCAACTGGCGCATAGTGGGAGGTTGCTGGTGGTGATGCCGGAGGAGGAGAAATATCCATACCCAGAGGAATTGTTGAATAAGATAAGCGCATTGGATGAAAGGGCAAAAGGCATTGGTTTAGATGCGGTGATAGCCGTGAACACCTTGAATGTTCCCATCCGTGACGGGTCGCCACAGGCGTTCGTGGACGGGGATTCTGTACTGATCGTTGATCCCAAGAATTTTCAGTTCATCTGCCCCACCTGCGGCAAGGAGTGTAAGAGTCAACTCGGCCTAAACAGTCACATGAGAAGCCATGAGGGCAAGGAATCATGAAGCGTATGCGCGAGAGGGATAAAATAAGGGAGACAGTCGGTGAGTGGCCGCAACTTTCTGAACTGGACCCCGAAACTGCTACCGTCGAAGAAGTCGAGAATATCATTGGTCGTTATGGTTGGCTTAGACAATCATCATGCGACGAGTGCGGAATACAAACATGGGATATTGTGGAGATTGGGGAACCGCCCTATTACGAGAGTGCGACAGCTTATGTTTGCCTTGACTGTCTCAAAAAAGCCATTGCATTACTGGAGGGTAAGGAATGAGCGAAGACTGTAAACGGATATGCAGCATATTGATTCGCGGCCTCAAGATGATCCTGGCGCTACTGGAGGCGGAAGTAAAAAGGGGGAAGGCGACGTAACGATAGAATACTTGGAGGTTAAGCGATGAAAGCGTCGATTATAAAAGAGGAGTGGTGGCCTGTGTACATGATAGACCCGGAAGATATTGACGGTGAAGACACAATAGATATTCCGGATGACCTTGTGGCAAGGTATGAAAAAATCATGGAAGACTTTGACGTTATACAAACCGAATTAGAGAAACTTTTTAATCCAGAAGGCATGAATAATAGTTGATATTTTTCTCAAGGTGTGCTAAGTTCGCACACAAGTAGCAAAGCAAGTCCTCCGGTTATCCCTACCAACGCATAGCCGGATCATTCGACCGCGCATATAGCCCCGTCGGAACCTGACACGTTTCGATGGGGTTTCTTTTATGATTGATCCGCGATGGTCGCTAAACCTCCTGCCCCCCAAGGGCCATGCCGACGTTGCGGCATATGCCTACTCCCTGTTTGATGTCGCCCGGTTGGAAAAGGAGCGCCTCAATAAGCCTGAGTCCTGGTTGGCCAATTATGCCATGTACCGGGGGCAGTCCCTAAATAATTTCACGCAAGGCAAGAAGGGCTATTCGCCCCGGAAAAACACTCTCACCCCCGTTAATCTCCTGTTTTCCAACATTGAACGAACCGTTTCCAACATCACCGCCCGAATCCCTACCGGAGAAGTCGTTGACCTCGACGGTGTGCAGGATGACGTTGAATCGGTCATGTCGATACAGTTGAAGAAATGGTGGAAAGAGAGCGATCAACAGAAGAAGACACGCGACACCGCCCGGCAGATGGAGATTTACGGCCCGACCGTTGAAAAGCCGGTCAGGAATCCCGCTACCAATCAACCGGACATCTTGGTAACAGATCCGTTCCAGTTCTTCCCGGCACCCGGTAATTGGGATGATGTGAGTCTGGAAGCGCCTTTTATCTGTTTCGCGTACCTGGATTATATTTCCAATATCGAGTCCTCGTTTAACGTCAAGGACATTGCCGCTGAAGACGCCTATGATCTTATGGGCCAATCGAGAGAGGATGCAGGCAAAGCAGGGTCCAATATCCCTCTGGGCAACTACTCCGACGCGGTTGTGGTGGGCAACAAGGGCGAATCGACGGACGACCGGAAGATTGAACGCGGCATTATCATTGAAGTCTGGGTCAGGGACAACCGGGAAACCACGACACACACGGCGCAACCCTTGGTGGATGAAACGGGTACGGTGGTGGTCGATGAAGTGACCGGCCTGCCGATGGAACAGCAACTGGCTATCACCAAGAAAGTCTGCCCCGATGGAATCAGAAAGATTACGATTTCCAAGTCCAAAGACCCCAAAGTAAAAGGCGAGTGGGTTGTCATTGACGACTGCCCGAACCCCAATATCAATTAAAAGCACCTCGAATTGGGCAACCCGGTCCACAACAACTATCCATGGGGGAGGTTGCCTGTCTATCTGGCCAATTCCTACAAGGACGGTCTGAGTATATGGGGATTCAGCGCCGCGGAACAGGTGGGCGACCTGCTGGGCAAAATCAGCACCATTGTCACGAAACTCATCAACTACACGATCAACGTCATGTGTCCGCCCCTGATTATCCAGCAGCATTGCGGGATTTCCAGGGAGATGATCGAGAAGAGTATAAATTCCGCAGGCCGCATGATCCTCATGCCCTCGACGCCGAACGCCCGGATTGAGTTCATGCAGGTGCCGAATTTACCAAGCACCTTCTTTCAGGTGTTGGACCTCATCATCAAACTGTTTGACCGGGTGTATCAGATCGAAGATGCAGATCGGGGAGTTGCGCCGACAGGAGTTACCGCGGCCAGTGCGATTGTCGCACTACAAGAGAGAAATCAAGTGCTTATGCAGGCCAAGACCTCCGCTATCGACCGGATTGCAGAGGAACGGTCAAGATGGGCGATCGGTATCTGGCAGAACTTCGGAACCGAAGAGGAACGGGTAACGGTGAACGGCGAGGATGTGGTTTATCGGCCTGTCGATCTGGTGGGCAGGCGGTTCAATTTCGTCGTTGAGAGTGGTTCCTCGACACCAAGAACAAGCCTCCAGGTGCAGGAACAGGCGGTTCAGTTGGCGACAGGTGGATTCATCGACCGGAGGGCATTGCTGGAAAACCTGAACTTCCCCGGATGGAAAGAGATTGTCGAACGCATGGGAGAGGATCAGCTTGATGCGGCATTGAATGTATTGGTGGAGGCGGGATTGCCGGAGGACCAGGCCATTATGCTCAAAAAAACTTTAATGCAGCCCCAGGGTGGCCCGGGTGATGTTCCACAGAAGTCAACACCTTCGACACAACCAGAACCGGGCGTACCGAAGAGCAAACAGGGACAGGTGGTTTAATATGCCGATATATTCCTTCGAGTGTAAATGCGGAAACGCTTTTGATGAGATATTCAGCGTTGCAGACCGTCCCGATTCGATGCCATGCCATATCTGCGGGGGGGCCGCAGGCAGGGTCATCAGCCCCCACGGGGCCATACTTTGCGATAACGATGTGAAATGGTTGCCGTCGGCCTGTAAGACGCTTCTGAAAGACGGGGAACGGCCATTGACGACGCGGACGGAATATCGAAAGTATCTTAAAGACCATGGACTTATTGCGACGGGATAATGACGGACACTATTTACGCACAGATGTTATTTGCATTGATTGTCGCTCATTACATGGGGGATTTCCCGCTGCAAGGGGAATTTCTTGCAAACCTAAAGGGGAGCAATGATTATCTTCTGTTTGTCCATTCGGTAATATGGACGGGTTGTATTTGTTCTGTTCTTGTGTATTTCGGCATTTTTGCATGGTGGAAGGTTGCGCTCTTGCTGGGCGGTCATTTCATTATTGACCGGTTCAAGGCACGGAAAGAGGACAAGACAGACGCGTTGACGTGTGACCTGTGGATAGACCAGATGCTTCATTTCGGGCAGATTATCTTGGTGACTTGCTAATGGACGGAATACTACCGGCGACACAACTCATGCCACAAGACCAGCTTCCATTCGGAAACAAAGAGAAGCGGTACGCCACGTTGAAAGAGTGGCAGGATGCCGAGCGTGGTGCCGGGTATGACCTTGAGGGGTATATCAACAAGTACGGGATACCGGACCAATCAAAAGGCCAGCACTTAACCGACGAATTTAAGCTGCCAAATCATATTACGTTTTCGGACCAGAGCAGACATTCAACTCCGGA